AGGAGAATAAAATGGAAAAAGCTAAGAAGAAAAAGAAAGGATGCGGACGCTGCCCCAACGTACCAGAAGGTCAAGGCTGCGCTCCTGCCTCTGAAAAGGTAGACCATCCCCCTCACTACAATGCTTCAAAGCTTGAAGTGATAGACGCAATTGAAGCGTGGGATCTGAATTTCAATTGTGGGAATGTCATAAAGTATGTCGTCCGCCACAAGCATAAAGGAAGTCCCGTTGAGGATATCGAGAAGGCAGTTTGGTATCTTAGTCGATACCTGGTGCAACTAAAGGAGGAAGCACGCCATGCAAGTACAAAGCCCTAAAGATTGGTCTTATGATGAGAAGCTAAAAGAAACACTATCATATGATGATGTGTTACTACTACCACAATACAGCGAAGTAATGAGCCGCAAGCATATTGACTTGACATCAGAGCTAGACGATGTACTAAAGTTAGCACTGCCTGTCATCTCCAGCCCTATGGATACGATTAGTGAATCCGAGATGGCTTTGGCAATGGACAAAGCTGGTGGACTTTCTGTATTACATCGCTATAATACAATTGATGAACAGTTGAGAATGGTGCGAAAAGTATTCAAAGCAAATCCCGATGCCAAACTCGCTGCTGCTATTGGAGTCACTGGTGATTACTATGAAAGGGCGATGGCTATGTGTGAAGCAGGAGTACAAGTTTTATGCTTGGACGTTGCCCACGGACATCATGCCTTGGTTAAGAAATCCTTGACAGAATTAAAGAATACTTTTGCTAGCTCTGTCCATATTATGGCTGGTAACGTGGCGACACTTGAAGCCTTCGATGCCCTATCTGAATGGGGAGCCGACAGCATCCGAGTTGGAATTGGCGGAGGTTCAATCTGTAGCACGAGACTAGTTACTGGTCACGGGGTGCCTACTTTACAGAGCGTCCTCGATTGTGCAAGAACAAAATATGATACAAAAATTATTGCTGATGGCGGTATTAAGACAACAGGTGATATGGTAAAAGCGTTCGCAGCCGGTGCTGACTTTGTAATGGCAGGCTCTCTTTTAGCAGGCACTAGGGAAACACCAGGAGATGTCCTTAAAACAAACGACGGAATTAAATACAAAGTCTACAGAGGCATGGCTTCGCGAAACGCGCAAAAAGATTATCGTGGAAGATCCTCAACTCCAGAAGGAATTTCTACTACAGTCCCTTACAAGGGCGGTGTCGAGCAAATCCTTCAAGATTTTCACGGTGGGATTGCTAGTGGGCTATCTTATACAGGCGTTACTACCTTAAAAGAGTTCCAACAAAAGAGTAAATTTATTAAGCAAAGTACTGCTGGACGTACAGAAAGCAGCACTCACATTCTAGGAAGGAACAAGTGAGGCTACTACCTATAACATCCTTGGCTCTGCTTCTGACTTGCACAGAGCCTATCATATACGAATGTGACGGCTGGGAAAAACGCGAGTGCCTGTGCCCTAGTGGAGAAAGGGGCATTCAAAGATGCTCCCGTGGACAACCCTTTGGCGATCCAGTCAAAGCACGCACTTGGCAGTTTTGCAGTTGCTGCTTCGACACCAAAGAAGATCAGCATGGCATCTACCGCTATAGCGTTGATCCCGAATCTGGATGCTGGGAGACTGATTACGATCCTGCTGAAGCAGATACAAAAGGAGAAGAATGAAAGACCCAACAATCCCAAGCCCAGCCGACCGTAAGAAGTTTATGTTCTACGATACGGGCAAGCGACAAACCGACTTGAAAGTTCGCTTAAGGACTGATAATTTAAACCAATCAATGTTCTTTCGGATGATGATGTCGGGCTACCTTGAAAGAGATGAGAACTTGATTATGTTTATAGAGAAATTTAAACGAGATAATCAATTAGAAGGTAGGTCACATTCAAAGAAGATACTTAAGGGAGTCGAAAAGGCTCAAGAGACAAAGAACAAGTTCGGATTAGACGATACTGATATTGAGAATTTTTTTGACATAATGGAAGAGGAGCATCCAAATTTATGAAATGTATTAAAGAGTGTAGGCAGAAGTGTAAAGCCTGCAAGGTTCAAGAATGTAGAATGTGGATAGATTATCCAGCAGATTTAAATTGTACCTATGAGACAATCAATAAGAATAACAACCTTTCACTGCGCGAAGTAGCCAAACGTCTGGACATTAGTTTCGTCCGCGTAAAGCAATTAGAGGACAAAGCGCTTGGCAAATTAATGAAAGCACTCAAAAAGGAAACCTCTTTGAATGAAGAGTATCTGCGAGAGCTTCTTATTTGTGAATAAAAAACAGCTTGTTAACGAATTAGTGAACTATATATTGTGAAAGATAAAAAATCTTTTACTACTACTTTTAACAAATATCGCAAGGAGATTACCCAATGAAAAAGCAAATGCTTAATGAAGGCGAAATTCGCAAGATGATGAAATTTGCAAACATCAAGAACCTTACTGAAAACTTTTTAGAGACAAAGCTCGAAGAAGAGGAAGCAACAGACGAAGACACTCTCGAAGAGGGAGAAGACGAAGAAGAAACCTTGGAAGAGGAAGCTGCAACTGAAGAAGAGACTCTTGAAGAAGAGGCTCATGAAGAAGAGTTAGAGTTGGACGCCGACCCTATGGGTGAAGAGCCTCCAATGGATGACGAGCTTCCAATGGGTGATGAGCCCGCTGCTGCTGCCCCTGCTGGAAACGAAGAGATTGCCAAGCAACTCGCAGCCGGTGTCGCTGCCCTTCTTAGTCAAGTTCTTGATGTTGACGTCGAGTCTACTGACGATGGTATGGCTGATGAGCCTGCTCTCGAAGAACCCGAACTCCCCGAACCCGCTCTTGAGGCTCCTCCTGAAGAAGAGCCCGTAATGGAAATGGGTCACGAGAAAGACGAATTGTCAGAAATGGGCGATCATGAGGACGACACCAATGAAGGTGATATGTACCAAGAAGATCTCGTTAATGAGATTACTCGCCGCGTAGCCAAGCGTCTTCTTGACATTAATAAGAAGTAGAGTAAGAGAAGAGTTAAAAAAAGCCCGTTACTTCTTGTAACGGGCTTTTTTATTGCTATAATATAGTTACTAATACAAGGAGATACCGTGGATACTGAACTTATTATGGCTGCACTCTGGTTTATTCTAGGTGCTATGTCTTACAAGCTAGTTGCATACCTTATGAATTATGGTCGGGCTGCTCTAATGATACAGCATACTGTTTTTGGTTTGCTGCTAATGCTTAAATATTACGATAAAGTGTTCCAAGCTGAAAAAGATAAGATAGTCCAGAAAGTAAAAGAGGACGCCCCAGAAGCCACGGCGACTCACAAATTACTAGATTTAACACTAGAAGCATGGAGATTTCAAAGCATTCGGTCAATTAAAAACTATTTACCAAAGAAGCTTCAACCTCTTGTCGGCTTTAAGAGTTGGGACGAGGCAATGAGGTATCTAAACAAAACCGAAAAAGGATTAAAAAAATGAACCATCTCGCACTCGGACCCAAAAAGAAGAGAAAGTTAAAAGAGGAAGATCCCAAGGATCAGGAATCGCCACCTGAAGAAAAGCAAGAGAGCCTTCTCGATCCACTAAAGTTGCTACCAGCTTTATTTGGCGGCGAGCCCACGAAGAAGGAAGAGCTAAGGCTTACAGGTATCTACGGAACTATTAATGAAGAAAGATGTTTGGAAGCGATTTACTCACTCCACATTCTTTTTCTCTCTGGCAAACACCTCATCAGTACAGATCCAAAAGATCCAGATTCTCCAATGATTGACGCCTATGATCCTATCGACTTCATGGTTTCTTCTTATGGCGGCTCCGCAGCAGAAATGTTCGGGGTTTATGATACTATACGGGAAATGAAAAAGAAGTGCGAAATTAGAACGATTGGACTCGGCAAGGTTATGTCTGCTGGTGTCTTACTTCTGGCTTGTGGAACAAAGGGAACACGCAAAATTGGCGCTAACTGTCGAGTGATGATCCACGGTGTTATCTCCGGGCAGCACGGAAACCTACACGATGTAGAGAACGAGTTCGAAGAAGCTAAACAAACGCAAGCTGCTTACATAAAGGCGCTAGCTGAAAACTCTAATATGAAGCCATCTTACATAAAGAAGCTAATTCAGCGTAAAACTAACGTTTACTTAAATGCTCAAGAAGCAGTTGAGTTAGGGATTGCAGATATCATTATCTAAAAACTATGTGTATGAATTGGTTAAAAATAAAATACAGCAAGAAAATAAGGTACAATAAAAGATCAGCCAAGAAGCTGGGCTGGGCACCGTTTTGGTTTCGATCCCACGATTTTGATGGCTTTTTGATTGAAAACATAGAGGCTTTCCAGAGAGATCATGGTCTCGTATCCGATGGTCTTTGTGGACCAGCGACATACCGGCTAGCTTATACCGAACTGGAGTCTCGGGTTGGTAACCCCCCATTAGATGAAGAGCCTTCTAACTTCATCCTATGCGATTCCCGCAAGGTAAGCATTGATTGGGATAAAGTGAGGATTGATCCTATCAAGGATGGTTGTTATAAGAGTATAACTTCTACTAGGAAGCCAACGATGGTAGTCACCCATTGGGATGCCACCCTGTCAGCAAATTCTTGTAAGAATGTATTAGAGAAAAAAGGCATCTCGACCCATTTTGTGATCGACAACGACGGTACGATTGTACAGCTTCTTGACACTAACCATATTGGTTGGCATGCAGGCATCCGCGCTGTCAACAACGCATCGATTGGAATTGACTTTAGCAACGCTGTTTACGAAAAGTATAATAAGACATACGAGAAGAGAGGCTTCGGACTACGACCTGTGGTAAGCGGCTGGAGAGTCCACGGCAGAAAGATTAAGCCGTTCCTTGGGAGCTATCCAGTTCAACTAGAAGCCTATAAGGCACTGCTTAAAGCTCTGTGCTCCCATCACAATATTGAGCTAGAGTGCCCTTTGAATGAAGATGGTTCCTTGAACACAAGCGTGGATAAGGACGCATCCAAAGGAAAATTCAAGGGAGTCGTCAACCACTACAATCTTACCAAGAAGAAGTGGGACACCCTCGGATTAGAACTTGACAAGATAATGAAGGAATTAAAAAATGCTTAGTTACGAATCGCTACTAAAAGAAATCAAGCAGATGATGGGAGAAAAGAACCTGATCAGTATCGCAGAACAAGAGGTTGACACAGAAGAGCAAACAAAAACCATCTCACTACCTAAATTTAAAATATCAGAAAAATGGGGAGTTCCCGGCTCCGAAGATCGAAAAACAATTTCCTTGTTTTTGAAAAAAATAAAAGGCAACACTATTCAGGAGAAGATTAATTCTCTTGAAACCTTTGTTAAAGGCTGCGACGAAGCGTGCGTATCGTCCAAAGACGTGCCAGAAATCTTAGGCAATTTGGTATTTTTAGAATCTTTGTCTTCGATCGTTTATGATTTCAATGCAAAAACATCCGGCTTCTTATGGGAATCTTTATTAGCTGCCTTAATTGGTGGAGATGCCAAGCAGGTTGCAGCGATGGGTGGAAGAAACACCCCCCTTGAAGATCTGACGACCGACGACGGCAACAACGCATTAAGCTTGAAGCTAGTGAAAAAAGATACACAATACATCGGCGGAAGTATAGCCGGTTTGCGCCGAGCCTTCGAAAAATTTGGACAAGTGACTTACATTATTGTGACTAAAGAAGGCGACCCAGAAATGAAAATGAATTTCTACGAACTGGTCTTGACACCTGAGAATTATGACACATACACACGCAGCATAAAAGACCTTAAAGAAGCCAGTGGCAGCACCACCTGGAAGATTCATCAAAGAATGTACGAGGAAAACAAGATTGCCACCCTATCTTTGGGCTCTCCCGAGAGCTTAAAAACTATTGCAATAAAATATACGGAAAGGCTTGGTGAAGGAGTAACGAGCATCTTTAATTCTTTAGACAGTCTGACCACTAATATTAATCAATACTTTGTCGCCTCGCCTGACTCTAAGGGGGCTGGAAATGCCGCTCAGACCGAAGCTCGCATCCTCAAGCAGAAAGTTGATCAAGAATTTTAAATAACCCTTTACAAATTTGATTTTGTGACTATAATAATAGCTGAATACAATGGAGGTATCCGTGACTAAACAGTTTCAACATGGCAATCAATTACACGAAAAGATCTTGAACGGAGTTAACAAGCTCGCTGATAATGTAGCGAGCACGCTAGGTCCCAAGGGAAGGAACGTCATTCTTCACAAGAAAGGTGGCAACCCTGTAGTCACAAAAGATGGTGTCACTGTTGCGAAATTTGTAGAGTTTGAAGACCCGTTTGAAAACGTGGGCGCTCAAATCATCAAGCAGGCAGCGGATCAGACAAACACTAACGCAGGAGATGGAACCACCACCTCCACGGTTTTGGCTAGAGACATCCTAAACAAAGCACAAAAGTATCTTGCCGCCGGGACATCCCCCGTAGAACTCAAAAGAGGGATGGACAAAGCAGTCAAACAGATTGTAGAGAACTTAGGTGAGCTATCAACCCCAGTACGAAGCAGAGAAGATATCGAGCACATCGCCACCATCTCTGCCAATGGTGATAAGACTATTGGTAAGTTAATTGGCATGGCTGTAGATAGTGCTGGCAGCGATGGGTCTGTCACTGTAGAGGAAGGCAAGTCAGTAGACACAACCCTTGACGTCGTAGAAGGTTTCAGGTTTGATTCTGGTTATTTTGCCAATGCTTTTGTTAACAATGAAAAGAGACAATGTATCTCATATGAAGACGCTATCGTTCTTGTCACTGACCACAAGCTAGACAATGTTCAGTTACTGTTACCCCTTCTAGAACAGGCTGCAAAATACGCACGCCCTCTGGTTATCGTGGCAGAGCAAGTAGAAGGACAAGCACTCGCCGCCCTCATTATGAACACGGTTAGAGGAACGATGAAGGTAGCAGCGGTGAAGGCACCTCGCTACGGTCATGAACGCCGGAACATTATGAAAGACTTATGCACCGCTGTAGGTGCCACCTTCGTGAGCCGGGAATCTGGAATTAGAATGGAAGATGTTAAGCTAGAGCATCTTGGTAAGTGTAAGAAGATTGAAGTCTTAAAGCATTTCACTACAATCATTGACGGACAAGGGGACTACACCGAAGTTGAGAAGAAAATCGACCAACTTAAGGAAGAGCTAAAGCAAACAGATTCAGAATCAGAATGTATCTCTATCCAAGAAAGAATAACCAGATTAGCAAGCGGCGTGGCTATTATCAAAGTTGGAGGAGCTACCGAAATCGAAATGGTTGAGAAAAGGCATCGCATCGAAGACGCCTTGGAAGCCGTGAGATCAGCCCAGGTAGAAGGTATCGTCCCTGGTGGCGGCACAGCACTGCTTAAAGCATCAAGAAATCTTAAAGTAACGACTGATAATGAGGAGCAACAGCTAGGAGTCCAATTGATTAAGCAATCATTGAGCGCTCCAATAAGGCAGATGGCTCTAAACGCAGGCGATTCCCCAGATTTGATCGTGGATACCATACTAAAAAGTAAAAAGAAAAACCAAGGTTGGGATTTCTCAACCGGAAAACTGGTAGACGTTTACAAGGCTGGGATTTTAGATCCTGCAAAAGTAACACGTAATGCAATTGAGAATGCTACCTCTGTAGCTTCAACCCTTATTACAACAAACTATGCAATTATTGAGGATTAATTATGAAAGTAAAAATAAGTTATAATATCGACCTAGACGACATTCCAGACCACATTAGTGATTTGATGAATAATATATCAGAGAAGCTAACTGCCTTATCAAACGATGCAGAGAGCACCGCAATGAAAATAAAAACTAAAAGCTTTCCAGCTTCTACTCTTCTGAATACGTTCGGATTGCTTCGCGGTCAGTTAGAAAAAATTGACACACTTCTTACGGATTTTGGCTCGATTTTGGCAGGCTATGAGAAGGCGAAGCTGTCACCTGACTCGCTTTCTCATGATCCTGCGGACGTGGCACGTGCGCAATAGATTCGTCAAAGGTGACTTGGTATACATACCCCAAGCCGTCCACCTGTTTACGCACAGGGCAAACGCAAGGTACTTTTCAATGAATATGCGCCTGAAGGTTCCAAGGAATTGTCTGGTCCTCGATGTTGATGAAGAGAACGATTACGTTACGGTCCTATACGACGGAGAGCAGTGGCTTGTAAAAGAAAAAGATGTATATCCAGCCTCCAACGAAGCAAGAGAATAGAAAAGGAATTAAAGAATGTTTGATAGTTATCTTCTGTACATTAAGAACTCATGCCCTTTCTGCGTTAGGGCTACCCAGGAATTAAATAATCGAGGGCTGGAGTACAGGCTCATTGAAGTAGACGATTGTCCTGAAGAATTCATTGCCCAATTGAAAGATGGGTATGATCATGAAAGCTTCCCGATGATTATGGGATACGATGAAACCTATGAATCCTATAATTGGATCGGTGGTTATGAAGATCTAGTTGAGGACTTTGATGAGTAAGGGCGAACCCAAGAAAGAAAAGACAATATCAATAGATTTAATAGCGCTAATGGAGCTAGAGCAAGAGGCCACATCTGAGCGGATTTTGTTTATCGACTTGCTAAAAGAAAATCTTGAGGAAGAAAACCCAGATTATAGACTTCTTGAGATGTTGTGCGACGGACTATCCATATCGAATAAGTTTTTGAGAGAGATCAACACCATCGTTAATAATAATCCTATAGTGATCCCTGATGAGACGAAAGTAGAACAAGTCATACTGTTCCCAGAAGATAGAAGCATACTAGAGATGATTGTTACATCTCGTGCTTACCTTAAAGACGACATTAGTAGGATTAAGAATGTTTCAAGCTATTTCCATTAAGCAGTTGACTTGTTTAAAAAGGTGAATACTATATAAATGAGCAGACAATTTTTAGGGCGTCCGAAAGGGCGCTCTTTTTTTTATAATAAAAATTTGATTTTATCCAAAGATATGGTATACTTATAGTGGAAGGTGCGAAAGGTGTTTCGCATTTGCCTTATTGCTCCAGCAAAGCAAAAGGATTCAAGTAATGTCTACTGCTATTAAAACTAAATATATGGTTTTATTCGGGTTTTGTTCTCTGGCGGTGTACTTTATCGTCCAGCAGTTCGTCACACATCAATACGATTTTCTGACCTCTTTTGATGAAGCGATCCCTTTCATACCCTGGACAGTCTGGATCTATCACACAATAGTTCCAGTTATTGTGGCAACCATGTTTCTTCTGGTGCAATCAAGAAGGCTATTCTTCACCACCTTTTGGTCTTGTGTCGCCTCAATGTTCATAATACATATTTTCTATATATTCTTCCCATCTTTTTACCCCAGACCAGACTTTGCTGGCTCTGGCTTAACTGACTATTTGGTTGAACTGTCTTACACAATAGATAACTCCTCCAATACTTTCCCCTCGGGTCACGTCGCATTCGCTTGGCTTATGTTCTGGGGAGCTTACTTCTCGCAGAAAGCAAAAGAACTGCCACCTTTGAAAAGAACATATCTTTTGTGGGCGATTGGGCTCTCTTTATCCACGCTAACTTTAAAAATGCATTATATCATTGACGTCATCGGCGGATTCGCTATTGGCACATTTAGCTTTTTCTTAATAAAATCATATATAAAATCCCGTTCTTTGTATCCAGACAAAACAACAACCTAGTTATTATATGAGCGAAATAAAAATTGTAACAGACAGAGAGTCTTTATCAAACCAGTGCGAAAAAGCGACCCTCGAAGAGGGCGCGGCGATTGCCTCTCGACTCATTAAGGTTCTGATTGAAAGATCGGATGGAATTGGGTTGGCTGCGAACCAGATTGGGATTCAAAAACAAGTGTGTGTAGTCAACGTAGTTAACCCTGTAATACTTGTTAACCCTGTAGTTATCAAAGCCCAAGGGACAGTTGATTTTCTGGAAGGCTGCTTATCCTTCCCAGGCGAGGGAGTCATCACAGAGAGATATGATTCGATCGATGTTATGGCGGATAATCACAAAGATGTTTTGCACTTCAGCAAAGATAAAAATCTACTAGAGTGTGTTTGTATACAGCATGAGATAGATCATTTAAACGGCATAACAATGCACGATAGAAGGAAACAATAAAGTGGCAAGAGTCATAAAGAACCAGAACAGGAACAAGGCGGTATCAAAGAAGAAGACGTCAATCGGATGCGGTAAGTTTACCAAGTCACACAACAAAGGCGGTGGAGCAAGCGGGTCCACAACCAGCAAAAACTATAAAAAGAAACAAAGAGGACAAGGCGCTAGGAGGCGACGATGAACGACTGGGAAATAATATTTGTATTTTTTGGAGCACTTACCTTTATAATCGCAACCACTGCATTTCTTGCAGATTTACACGAGAAAGCATGAGCGAAATAGGAATAGGTTTCGGAGCCATCCTGGACGACAATGTTGATGAGACTTGGATCCCAACAACAGAAACGGTCATAGAATGCACCGAGTGTGAGGATAAACTCTATTATAAAGACTTCGGACCAGCCAACAGCGCCTTCGCTTGTGAGTGTCGCAACGTTCGCATAGGCTCTTACCCTGCAACACTAGCTCCTTATCCAAACTTTATGACAATTACTTACAGGATAGAGCCTAAAATGTATGAAATTCCTTATGAAGAATATTGCAAAATTAAAGGAATAGAATGCAAGAAGAAAGAGGGATAACTAGTTACCAATGCTATGGCAGATAACGACTTCAAAGACGCAGCAAAAAAATCTACCCTATCTTTACAGATAGAAGTTGTGGAGTTAGAAAACAAATTAGATCGTGTTGCTGACGGGATTGAACACCTCAAAGAGAGGCAAGAAGAGATGATGGCTCACATCTCAAAAATCAAAGAGGCTGTATACAATCCAGAACAAGGAATATACGCAAGAATAAAAGAGCTAGAAAACTGGAAGACAACTCATTCAAAGCTGATGTGGATGCTCGTATCAAGCCTCGTCGGATTAGTCACCGCAGCCGTTTTTACCAATGTAATCGGCTAGGAAAAACGCCTTGACATACACCTCTGATTTAGTATAATGATAACACTACAACTTATGGAGGTTTGAATGAGCTTTGCAGATATTACGATTGGGCTTCAAAATGGTGATGAAGCCAAAGGTAAGGTCACTCATCACTTATGTAAGAACGGAGATTATACGCATGTTTTACGATACAATGGCTCTTGTAACAGCGGGCACACGATTTATCACGAGGGAAGAAAATTTGTTACCCATCACATTCCTGCTGGTGTATTTTATGGCATCAAGTCTATAATCGGTTCAGGCTGTGTGCTAAACAAAGCGCAGTTCTTTAAAGAGATTGACGAGCTTGAAGAGGGCGGAATCAACACGAAAGGTCTTATCTTTATCGCAGAGAATACGCACATCATCACTGATATTCACCGCCAAGAAGACAGCAAGGACACAAAACTTGGCACAACCAAGCAAGGAAACGGTCCTGCTTACCGAGACAAGTACGATCGTAAAGGCGTCCGCGCCATGGATGACCCCGACTTAAAAGAATATACAATCAACTTATACGAAGAGTTCCATGAGAATGAAGAAGTTAAAATATTATGTGAAGGAGCCCAAGGGGTTGAGTTGGATATTGATTGGGGAGATTATCCTTTTGTCACTTCTAGTCATTGCACAACGGCTGGTGCTCTCTTAAATGCAATCCCTCCAAGCTGGGTCCGAGATGTGTGGGGAGTCGGCAAAGTTTACGAAACCTACTCTGGCTTTAAAGACTTCGAGCCACCACACCCTCACTTCCCCAAACTAAGGAAGTTAGGAGATGAGTACGGTGCCACAACTGGTCGTCCACGCCAGTGCAATTGGCTTAATATAACCAGGCTTAAAAGGGCTATTAAGATAAATGGTGTCAATCAAGTTGTGCTAAACAAGGTTGACGTTATAAGAAGTTTGGGTGTTTACAGACTAATTAGTGATGGAAGTCATATTGGATTTCACACATTCCAAGAGATGCACGATTATATCGACAAAGAGCTAAAGTCTATAGATAAAAACATAAAGTTACATTTCTCTGGCAGGAAAGACGCGATCTGATATCTTAATTTTGAGGGCATAATCAAATGACAGAAGAACTGAAAGGAAGAAGATTCCCTCTTGATAGGAAAGATATAAAGATCAAAAAGCTTGAGAAGAAGCTTGCTTTCTACAAGATTTATGCTACAAAGCTAGAAGCTAGGCTCAAAAGATGTGAGGAAAAGGTAAAGGAGACCCAACCCAATGAGGGTGGTAATACCGAATAAGTTAAAAGAAAAGATTTCAGAGGCCCTGACTGAATTATATTTGTTCCGCCAAGCAGTTGAATCTGGACTTGTAAAAGACAGTAAAAAAATAATCAAGAGAATCGAAAAGATAAAGAAAATCCTTAAGGATACATGATAGAATTTTATTTAAAGCCTGGAGATCTAATCATTACTGATAGAACTTATGGTATTTTAATTAGCAATTCATCTGGCACCTGGGTTTATATGTCACGCGGGCACTCTCATCCAACCCCCGAATGGTATCGCAACACTATTCGTTCAAGGGATTTGTATTATCACCTAGATAATAAAACTCTTTGGGCAAACGTAGTGTACGCACCTGGTAAAAGAAGAAAGAGAAAAAAGAGAAGTACTTGACTTTAATAACTTGCGAGCTATAATAACTCTTATGAATGATATTAAACTTGAACATCTTGAAGGTCTTGAATTCCTGTCAAAGATTCCAGACAACTCCGTAGATCTAATATTGACTGATCCTCCATACGTGATCTCCAAAGACACAGGGATGGACAAGTTCGCAAAGAAAGTAGAGCAATTCAAGAAGCAAGGCGTAGCCGCAAAAACTGATCAAGAGTTCGAAGAGTATAGGGATAATACTGACTGGCACCAATTCTTTAGGAAAAAGAAGATCCCAATCAGTGACTGGTGTCCAAAGCTCGTTGAATATAGGGCTGGCTACCTGGAGTATGGTAGCATCTATGGCAAGAAGTATGCCGTAAAGACCCAGTTCGGTGACTGGGATATTAATTTTACCATGGAGCAACTTGAGAGCTTTATCGGTGAGTTCTACCGAGTTCTTAAAGACGGCGGCACTTGTATTGTCTTCTTCGATGTGTGGAAGATCACCCCTCTCAAGGTGATGATGGAGTCATCAAAGTTTAAAGGCATCCGTCTCGTAGAATGGCTTAAGACTAATCCCTTGCCAATCAACCAGAGTGTTAATTACCTTTCAAACTGCCGCGAAGTAGCCCTTTTGGGAGTGAAGAAGGGCAAGCCTACATTCAACAGCAAGTATGATAATGGTGTTTATGAACTTCCCCTTGCATCGAGCAAAGATAAGATACACTCTACGCAAAAAAGTGTGCGTCTTTTCGACAATCTCATCGAGAAGCACTCGAATGAAGGAGATGTGGTTCTAGATTCCTTCGCAGGTTCCGCAACAACGGCAATTTCTTGTATTAATACTAATAGAAAGTTCATTGGATGCGAGGTAGACGAGGACTATTATAACAAAGCCACTGAACGTATTAAAAACGTTACTAATAATAAAAAAATAGGAGTTTAATGCTATGAAAGTTTTTACTGTGAATAAGATTGAGTTTTATCCTGACTACAAACGCCCAGATGTTTCTGGAGAAGTTGCAGGAGTGTTTAAAGAACAAGGAGCCGCTCACAAAAAGGCTTCGGAAATCTTGATCGAGAGCTTAACCGAACGCGCCGAGTGGGATGAAGAGTTGGAAGAGCCTATGTCGTCGCTTGACAAAAGCGGTGATCCTGAAAAGCTATACAAAGAGCTTATCGAACTGAATGATTCACACGGCGGCGATGAGGAAAGCGGCTGGTGCCCCTATGTCCAAGTCTTCGTGGATGAGAGCGCTCTTTCTTAGAGCATTAAGCCAAAAAGAGGAATGAAATGAGATTCGCTAAGAAGATGGTTGTTCACATAACCAAGTTTGAAATGAAGGAAGCCTTGATGGATTATTTCAATAAAACAGGACATGAACATCTGGCTGATCACATGGATACCAACTCGTGGCAGCTTGATTATCTTGCCCGACAAAAATATTGGGTTTTGAATTTAGACGGTGAAGTCGAGGTAGAAGATGCCATCGACACCTAGTCAAAACTGCTTTTCAAAATTGCACAGAGTTGTCAGAGAGTTTGGAATGGTAAAGGTATTGGAGGTGCTTCCCACTTTCTTCACTGCTAAAGAGCCATCGAAGGACTACAAAGACATGCGTAAGAAACTTGAGGAAGCTAGCGAGCTTTATAAAAAGGAGCGTACTATTTATATAGATGAAAGTATTACTTGAAAACTGGCGTGAATATGCTTACAAGAAACCACTGCGCCGTGTAAAATCTAACATTCTTGAAGAGGTAACAGAAGAAGAGATAAGAGAGTTCCCTCTTTCTGATGAAGAACTCGATAAGATTAAAAGGTGGGCTGGGCTATCAGGCGACCCGCTCTTCCTTGGTTCAGGGACGATGGGTAGCGCCTATCAATTCGGTGATGAAGTTCTAAAAATCACGAAAGATTATGCCGAAGCCTCTGCTGCACAGTCTATTGCTGGGCAATCTCACCCCAATGTATACAAGATTAAGGCAGTCGCACGAAGGTTTGGACAGGGAGAAGCCCCACCGGCAGAGCTTTCTGACTATCCCTTCTTGATTGTCTATGATCTAGTGGGCGAAGAGGTCGGAGGATCTGACATACCAAACAAAAACCAGCAAGATGTCATTAAAACAATGCATGGCAAGCCCGAGACAATTTATTATAATTGGACAGAAAATCTCGACCAGATAAAAGCAAAGTTTTTAAACTGGGTCAAGTCCAATCCCAAAGCTGTGGAGGAAGGACCTGTCTCCCGCTTTCAAAATCATGGTCCAAAGCTGGAAGCTCTCTTATCCTCGGCTGGGTTGGATGCACGAGATGCTTCTCTACTTAAAGCAGCCTGGTCTATTTCAGTTGGATTATACTCTGCTCAAAATATTAACTCTGCGGAAGGTATCGCCAACGCACTGGCTTCACCGATGATGAACTACGTTGATGACATCGCTAGAGGCTTAACATTCCTTAAACAAAATGGTATACACTTTAGAGACCTAAAAACAACAAACGTTATGAATGATCGAGGTCGATTAATTATCATCGATATCGGCAAGTCCGATGTTAAGCAGAGAGAACCAATTGAAAAAATATAGTCTTAAGACAACCTACCGATATGCAACGCACCATCTTGATGAACAAAAAGAATCTTATTTCGTTCACATGTGGAATGCCTGGAAGCTCACATCAACCCTCTTGCTTGTAACTTCAAAATGTTTTGTCCACTCTTTTCTTCCCTTCCTATTTACTAAGGCGGTTTCGAGTAAGATTCAATACTTAGATAAGCTGGCGAGGAGAATAAAGTGACCAAGTTTCAGGACAAATGGCGCACGTTTTTGAGCGAAGAGCAGATCGAGGAAAAGACTCGCGCTGAAAAAGAGGGAGTTAAACTGCCCTCCACCGCTGAACAACTTGAAAAATACGTGGCCAAAGACTTTAAGAGTCCTGAATACTATATGCAGTTCAGCGATGTTAACAAGCTGGGCATCAATCCAAAGTCTGGCTACAGTACGCCCCTCGGTATCTATTCTTATCCAATAACCAAGCAGCTTTATCGCCTGTTCATTGCCGGCAAACTTCCGTTCGCCCAAGGTAGAAAGTACATTATTGTATTCAAGCCAAACGAGGATAAGAACATCGTTCTTTCTCTGGGAAAGAGGAACGACGGCGGCATTGATAGCAAGACTTTCGAAGAGATGCTTGAAAAACTCCTCAGTAAAGAAGTGTCCGATGGTAAGGTTAACCGTGGTGTATACCATGCTTATCGCAGGCACACGCAAGGGCAGGGCTTCAAAGCTGATGAAATACTCAAATTAACAAATGGGTTTATTAGGAAAGACAACTTTATAAATAAGGTTTACCGCAACAAAGCTGTTTCGTTTTTTGCTCGCCTTGCAGCAGATGAGTTCTTGAACGAGAAGCCTTACGGGAAAGCCCTCTCGTATGACAAGATGCTTGACAAGTTTATGAAAAACAACAGCTACGCCATGAAGGATGGCTACTTTAAAACAGGCGCACAGAACTTAGAAAAAGAGGACTTTACAGAAGAAGACTATAACAATTTCATCTACTATCTAGACGCTCAGGACTTGAGCCCTAAAGAGTCCGCTGAACTCCGACTCAAGGAGCTTGTTGCCGACAAAGGATACAACCCTAATAGTCCCCTCGAAGCCCTCGAAGCCACAGAATATTGGCAGGAATTAAAAAAAGATGCTCGCAGCAAAACCAACCTCGGCTTACTCTGGTATCTTAGCTTTAAACTCCAAGACGGCAACCCTCGCGTTTGGAGAACTCTTTTTCAAAATGTGTTGGGCATTGACGGAGTTGTCGATGTTGCAGGCGAAGGGCTCATTCACCCATCGGAAAAGATCCAAGCTGTGTTCTTTTCCAAAGACGTGGTTGAGCAGGTTGCAACCATTAGAAACACCGAAACACCAGAAGCAATCAGCCGTCGCCAAGAGTATCGAACAAAAGAATCAATTCAACGCCGTGCTACCGAGTTCTATGTTGACGCCCTTGGGATAAAACCGAGTAGCAAGATGCTAGAATCTGCACTCACAGCCCTAAAGAAAGCTCAGGAAACCAACGCCTGGAAAATAGATGGAGCAAATAATTTTGATGCTTTTGTTAGCTGGCTTTTTGGAAAGGATCTATTCCCACCTTCTTCGATTCCAGGCGAGTTTGATAACGCATCCAAACTTACAAAAACGGTTTATGAAAATACAAAGAAAGAAAGCCTTGATCAATTCCACAGGATTTTAACAGAGAAATGGATAGATGATTACTTCACCGGCACCATCGGTGAAAAGCACACCGACGCAAGAAGTGCGGCTTATGAAACTACGGAACCATTACAGACCCAGTTGATTATGGAGGCACAAGCTCTTCGCCGCGAAGCGGCTGATTTTAGCAATCAAGTAGAAGATAGCTTGAAAGAAGGCGAGATCTCCCCGAAAGAAGTAAGAGAAAGAATAGTCAAAGGACTAAAAGAATACGCTGAAGCGTTTGACGTTATTGTCAAAACAGCCCAAAGGGCAGAAAAAGCTTGATTTCTTGTGCTCGTTTAGTATAATAGGCTTATGAACAATCTAGGTTATGCTTGTTGAAAAACTCCTGTAAAGACTATTTATAGTAGGAGGTTTTTCAATGAAAGCTAAACTATGCTCACACTGCAAAGAAGAAAAAACGATAGATAACTTCTACAAGAAAAGCGGTAGAGAAAATCAATGGCAGTCTTACTGCAAGTCTTGTCATCTAAAGCGCTGCAATGAGGCACGAAACAAAAATCCAAATGCGAAAAGACGCGGGAAGAAAAATTGGAAAGAATGGTCCTCAAAAGAAGAGAATAAAATAAAAAGAAAAGATTACCAAAAGAGATATTACGCTAAAAGAAGCAAGCAAGACCCATTTTATAAACTTAAACTAAGGATGGGTAGTTGGGTATTGCACTCAATAAAAAGTAACAATGGAATTAAAGAGGGCAGTGTTTGGAAGTATTTACCATATACATCAGCACAATTAAAAGAACATCTAGAAAGTCAGTTTGAAGATTGGATGACATGGGAAAACCACGGAAACGGCAAAGGTTGTTGGAATGTAGATCATATTTATCCTCAATCTCTTTTACCTTACGATAGTTTAGAGCATCCAAACTTTCAAAAATGCTGGGCTTTAGATAACCTACAGCCTCTATGCGCTATTGAAAATTTAAGAAAATCTAATAAAATAACTTGAATTCCATCAATAAGGTTGCTATAATAAGACTATGAACAATCTAGGCTATCCATGCATCAATATGCAGTTGTCTTACCCAACTCAATGGGGTGACCAACCGCGAGGGACCGAGCGCATTACTACTAATCGCTCTATGATTAAACGGACCTATCAAGCTAAGGGTGTTAAGTATGCTTCAGAGTTAAGCCTGCTTAATGTTCAGGACTTGGAGCGCATCATCGATTGGAATGAAGCCAATGACATAAAGTTCTATCGCATGTCCTCTGACGTATTCCCCTGGGCTTCTGAGCACGGCATCGAAAGTCTTCCAGACTATGATCAGATATGTAAGATCCTTAAACGCTGCGGCGACAAAGCCACAAAGTACGGGCAACGCATTACAACGCACCCTGGTCCTTTCAACAAACTAACCTCCCCCAGGGAGCAGGTTGTTCTCAATACTATCAAGGACCTTGAGATACACGGTCAAGTCTTTGATCTTATGGGATTACCCCGCACGCCTTATGCCAAAATCAATATCCACGTAGGAGCACACTACAATGATAAATCGCTTGCTCTTGGAAACTTCTGTCGTAACTTTGATCGTCTTAGCCCTTCTGTACAGCATAGGCTCACAGTTGAGAACGATGACAAAGCGTCTCTTTACTCTACTAAAGAGTTGTGTGAGGAAGTTTATTCGCGTATTGGTATTCCCGTTGTCCACGACTTTCACCACCATACGTTTTGTACTGGCGAAGTTGATCAAGAAGAGGCGCTAACAATGGCGGCTATGACTTGGGGCGATGTAACTCCTGTGACACACTATTCACAGTCAAGGTCAGTAGAGCACAATGACCCCAAGATCAAACCACAGGCACACTCGGACTCTTACTGGGAGCCTGTCAATACCTATGGCTTACCAGTTGATGTTATGTTAGAGTGCAAGCACAAAGAGATTGGTCTGTACAAGATGCAAAAGCTATTGAAGGAGTAGGACTAAACTATGTATAAGTTGCACAACGGGTGCTACATCAGACCCGAAGAGATTACTGCTTTGTGGTCGGAGAGTTACAGCGACCCCAAGCTGGATAGCGCTTGTTATCTCGTTAGGGCATTTCTCAAAAACAACTCGACAATCTTAACTCTTGGTAGGTTTGATGAAAAGTATGAGGCAGATCAAGTAATTAAGGAAATTAACGAAGAAACAAACTAATTATAGTTATGAAAATTATACTTGAAAATTGGAGAAAATACCTCGGTGAATCAAAGGCGAAGGTCAGCGACGCAATGTCCGAGGTTGCCTTCAATACAATGTCTGCCGAGTCTGTTTTTGACGGAGCAGTCACCGAAGCAGAAGGTCAGTTTGTTTATCAAGTAAGCCTAGCTAAAGAGCCCAGCAAGGAAGTGATTACAAGGTTCAACGAATCTTTGTATGGAGGTAAGAGAGCAGGATTTATGAGCGCTTACTCGATAGAGGAACTCTCTCGTATGGACTTGTACCTATTGGATGGACACAACGCAGGCTTCGCCATTAAAGATGGCGATGATATTGTGAGTGTGCATAATAATTCTGATTTACGTGGACTAGGAAGCGAGTTCATGAGAAAGGCTAAAGAAGTCGGAGGCAAAAGGCTAGACCACTTCGATGGCTTTTTAAGCGGACTATACAGAAAATATGGCTTCACTGATGTATATGAGATTTACCAGTGGGACGAGCAATATAAACCTGAAAAGTGGACGTACACTCCAGTGGACGCTTTAAATCCAAAAACGAGCGTATATGCTGACAGCTTGAAGGATATGATCTACGACAACCCAGGCACCCTGCCGAATGAAGCTGTAGAAGCAGAAGCAGAGGATTCTTTTGCTGTCACAATCAATCCTAAATTGAAGTTCAACAGCTATAAGTACGGTCGCCCAGATGTCATAATGAGAAAATTAGGTTAGGAAAAGCTTGACTTCAAGTTCAATCGCCGCTATAATATGCGAGAACTGCTAGCTTAAATTTAAGCGGGCGTATCCCCTCTGCCTTCTAAGCAGGAGAAAGGGTAATTGGACACATGTAGGTTCGAATCCTACCGCCCGTGCTTTATATCAACAAATAGTACCCGAATATACGAAAGGACTTTTGTTTCTGCTCACGGGTTCGAATCCATAGGCACTGCCTTAGCCATACACCGCGTTTTCCTCCTTCTCGAACTAGTTATGGTCAGGAATTGGAGGGACATTAAATGATTCCAGAAAACGAAATACAAAATGAAGATCATCAAGACGATGATTACGGTGACGAGTTTGATTTCGTCGAGGCGTATGATGAGACGCCTGTAAACGATGACTTATTATTACCGGAGAATACTGCTGTAAGTGCTATCAACTGTGCTTTCATTGGAGTAGGCGGCGGAGGTGGAAAGCTAGCCAAGGCATTCTTGGACATAGGCTTCAACAAAACGATGCTACTCAATACAACTGTGAAAGATCAGCCAAATGACGTTCCAGCGGAACACTTCTTGCTATTACCAGGCGCAGATGGCGTCGGCAAAGACATTGCTCTTGGCAAGAAGGTCCTCATCGATAACGGCGCAAGGGTTGAAGATGCCTGCCGCCAAGAGATCGGCAACGTCGATTGGATATTTGTTTTAGCCGGTGGAGGTGGAGGAACAGGCAGTGCTTGCGCAGCCCTTCATAAGCCGATAACGCGCTACCTTGATTCGATTGAAGCTACTGGTCGAGTTGTTTATGTAGTTACAAAGCCAACTGGGCAAGAGCTATTGAATCCAACGATTGCCACCAACTACAAATCTCTTTTAAAGGATGTAACGAAATATCCTCATATTGTCATTGACAATGAAAAACAGCTACACTTACTCCGTGGCAAGATTGGTATGTTAAACATGTACCCATCGGCTAACAAGAACTTTGCTAAACTATTTTCACAAGTTTTGAAGCTCGCCGCAGAAAAGTCCCCAATCCAGACTTTTGATTCAAAAGATTTGGAGAGGTGCTTAAAGACACCAGGACGTATTATCATTGGAAGTACAGTTATCAAGGACCCGTACAAGCAAGACCTTGGCGCAGCAATCTATTCAGGTTGCCTCAAGTCTTCTCCTTGTCCTGCACCCAATAACAATTCAAAGACTGGAGTTCTGCTTCTTCTTTTAACCGAAGAGATTGCAAACAACCCTGACATCAGCAAGCGCCTCGAATCAGGCTTCTCTTATGTCGGAGGACGCGCAGAGACTTTATTCTCAGGTGTTTATGTGAAAAATAAACTTCCTGGTCTTGTCGCAATCGCCCTTTTTGGTGGAAACAAATAAGACTAATTCATGGGATACCCTCTAATTATTTTAGAGGGTTATCCTATGGAATTTAGTTGGCGAAAGTTTAATGACAGTGATTTTTGGCAAGCCATCCCAGAATGGAAAGAGGTCGATAGAGAGACTTTTTCTAATCATAAGTGGCAAGACAAGAACTCTATCACAAGTTTTAAAAAGTTTATCAAGATAGCTTCGGACATTGCTGATCCTTCTTTTATAGAAGACGCCCAAAAGGGATTTGAATTAGCTCCAATGGCTGTCCGAGTATCTCCTTACTTGTTTTCTTTAATTGATTGGAATAACCCTGTAGAGGATCCCATCCGAAGACAATTTCTTCCGTTGGCTTCCCAACTCCAACCGGATCATCCTATGCTTACCTTTGATTCACTTCATGAGCAGGAAGATTCGCCAGTAAAAGGATTGACCCACCGTTATGAAGATAAAGTTTTATTCCTTGCTCTTGATACTTGTCCAGTTTATTGCCGTTTTTGTACTAGAAGTTACGCAGTGGGAGCCGCAACATCCCAAACTGAAAAGGTTTCCATTAAAGCATCAAAAGACAGATGGCAGCATGTGTTCAATTATCTGCGGGAAAGTCCACAAGTCGAAGATGTCGTAATCTCTGGCGGCGATGCTTTCCGACTAAAAGCTTCTCAAATATTAGAGATAGGTGAAGAGCTTTTAAAGATTGATCACATTCGCCGCTTCCGTTTTGCCACAAAAGGGTTGGCAATTATGCCAATGAAAATCACTTCAGACCTTGACTGGACAAATAATTTGGCTATAATAACAGAGAAAGCAAGAAAGCAAAGAAAAGAGGTTTGTATTCACACTCACTTTAATCACCCAAAAGAAATCACCAGCTTTTCAGAGGAAGCAATGGGCGTCCTATTCGAAAGAGGGATTAAGATTAGAAACCAAAGTGTGTTTCAGCGAGGCGTCAACGACGATGCAGAGACCATGATTGAGCTTACAAAGAAGATGAGCTACATCAATGTCCAACCTTACTATGCTTATATTCACGATCTTGTAAAAGGAACAGAGGATCTAAGAACCACAGTTCAAAAAGGAATTGAAGTGGAGAAAGCGGTCAGAGGTGTCACCGCCGGGTTTAATACTGCGACCTTTGTCGTCGATGCCCCTGAAGGCGGAGGTAAGAGAGACATCCACAGCTTTGAACACTACGACAAAGAGACGGGTATCAGTATTTATACTGCACCTTCCGTCAAGCCGGGACGCCGCTTTCTTTATTATGATCCAATCCATTCTTTGAACCCAAGCATCCAACGCCTTTGGAGAAATCCAAGAGCAGCTAACCAAATGATTAAAGATGCATTACATTCAGTAAGGAAGTAGCAAGTGAAACTTTATTTATTAGAGCAAGAAGAGAATCAAAGAGAAGGCTCCATTGTATCCTGTGTAGTCGTTGCCAACTCTAAACAGGAAGCTCAAGAGGTCCACCCGTTTTCGGATTGGGACCGCGTAGAGGTTTGGACATACGACCCGTGCGATGTTAAGGTTACGTATCTTGGCAACGCACGCAAGGACATCGAGAAGGCTGGGTTCTCTGATAGCGTTAACAACGTGGTCTGCCTCCACCGATGCTATAGCTAGACGATGAAGCCCGGTGACCTTGTGAAATACAGAAAGCGCTTTAGCTGGACAGGTGTGGACAGGGGCGCTCTGATAGGAGTCGTCTTAGACAAGGTAAGGGATAACTATGTGACTAACACTGTCCGCAATGAACAGATGCTCGTCCAGTGGAATCACACCCTTGGGACCTGGAACAACCTCCAATGGTATGTATATACTGAAGATTTACGTGTAGTATCAGAGAGCTAGTGTGTAGGGGTGAAGATTAATACTTGACTTTAAATTTTATATAGCTATAATAGGTTTATAATTAATTTTGGAGGACTATTGTGTCACTCGATGTTAAAGAAAGAATCCTCGCTCTGTCGAAAAACCAATATTTGACTGACTGGGAGGTAGGTTTCTGCGAATCCATCCAAATGTCTATAGAGAAGTGGGGGAACCTAACGCCCAAGCAGCACAATCTACTCCAGAAGGTCGAAGGCAAGTACACCGAGGAGAAAATGCAAGAGATTGTAAACTGGAAAGACAACTTTACTCCTGAACTACGCCATCGAGTGAAGATAGCTGCTAACTATTATGCAAACTATGCGGGATATTACATCCCTCTTGCACGTAAGGTAATGTATGAGGAGTCCTATATTCCCACAAGAGAGGAGTATATCAAGTTGTGTGAGAATGATTACGCCAAGGGTGTCATCGAAAACGCGCTTTCTGATCCTAAATACCCTGTTGGAACCTTCGTAACAGTACGCTCCAGCCACCCAGATCGATATAAATTTAAGGACAAGCTGCTGTTAATAATTGAACACAGCGCCGATGTAAAGTCACACGCCAAAGGGGCAAAGCCTGTATTGGTTCTTCCTGTTGGCGAAGCCCAAACGATGTGGACCGAAGAACGATACCTAAAGCAGCCAAAGAAAAAAAAGAGTTGATTTTTTAAAAGATAGCCTATAATACTAAAGAGCGACTATTCTGGAGAACGAAAGTGACTACTTGCCGCTGGTGCCGCAACAGAGGACATAATATTAGAAGCTGCAAAGAGCGTAAGGAGTGGTGCGTCGCGAATAAAGATAGCCCTGACCTTATGGATCGCTCCAATGCTCGCCATTACATAGAAGTATATGATATGAAAAAATCCAATGTCCGACGCTGCAAGTTCTGCAAGGCAGAGGGTCATGATTTAAGGACGTGCTCCGACTTCTCTGAGATTGTTGACAACAAGGTTGATACCCTGTGGGAAGCCAGAAAGGAAATTATGAACCGCTTCGACGATTTTAGTTTTGGCATTGGATCTCTCGTGGCTTGCGAGGTAAACAGTCACCGCGACGGCTACCTGAGCAAAAAATATGATGTCGTTGGCGTCGTTACAGACATCCGTTGGTCAAACATAACAGATATGGATATGTCCGATGCGATTAACTGGCAGCATCAACGACCGCTCGCCATTCAGCCAATGGACGAGTCCAGGTCCTATTACGTGCGACTCCCAAGAGAAATCATAGAGGTGCCCTACGAGGACTGCGAAGGACGCTGGAGACAAAAAAGTGACTACTACGCTGTTTTAGACAAAGTTAAGATTGTCTCTCCCTCCAAAAGCCCAATTATACCAGCACCTTTCACTCACCCAAAAGAGTTAGAAAAGATCTCTCGAAATTGGGCAAAAAGCTATTATTTTTAATTTTTTCGCTTGACTTCGATAAAAAATACGGTATAATGTTTATGAATGATGTCCGTGACCTATTTACTAAAGGGGAACACTAACATGGCAATCGATTTTAAGACATTTTCTAGCGTCGTACCGCACGTAATCGCGGTAAAGAAACCTGTTTTGCTCCGAGGTCGCCACGGCATCGGCAAATCTGAGATGGTCTATGACATTGCAGACGAGCTTGGCTTGCCAGTGATTGAACGTCGAGCATCGCAGATGACAGAGGGGGACCTTGTTGGTCTCCCGGTGACTGACAACGGGGTGACGAGCTTCTGCCCACCGGACTGGTTTGCTGAAGCATGCGAAGTCCCGAGTGTCTTGTTCTTTGACGAAGTAGACCGAGCAGTAACTGAAGTTCGTCAAGGGCTCTTTGAGCTTACCGACTCGCGAAAGCTATTTGGACACCACCTGCACCCAAGAACTGTTATCATCGCCGCCGTCAATGGCGGCGAACATGGTTCACAATACCAAGTTGGTGAAATGGATCCGGCAGAGCTTGACCGTTGGACTGTATTCGACGTTGAGCCTACCGTTGAGGACTGGCTGACGTGGGCTAAAGATGAAGTATCTCCTTTGATCTGGGACTTCATCAACCAGAATCGCTCTCACCTGGAGCACTGTGACGATTATGAGCCCAACAAGGTGTACCCTTCTCGTCGTTCTTGGAAGCGATTGAGCGATTGCCTTGTTCAGGCGGCTTTCTTAAGCACTCCTGAAGATAACACAAAGCAAATTTATCATCTATCGACCGCTTTTGTAGGGTTCGAAGCCGGAATCGCTCTTAACGATTTCATCGAGAACTATGAGAAGCAAGTGACCGTCGAAGATATCATCAGCACAGGCAAGACTGAACTAACTGAAGAATTTGGTATCAACGAACACTGTGCTCTGATTGAAAAAATGGAATCCGAAGACATCTTTAAGAATAGACTCCCTGACGACGAGTTAGCCAACCTTGCTGACTACTTTGTCACTCTACCATCAGAGGCAGCAATGAAGCTGTGGACCATCATTGGTAAGGAAGATCAGGGTTCCCTCGACGGAAACATTGTGGGATTACACAAGTCTATCGCCAAAGACGGTACGAAAGTAGCCGAGTACATCACCAGGATTCTGACTGGTAATGACGATAAAGACAAATAACGATTGAGCTAGGGGAGAGAGAAAGGTTTCTACTAGGGTGATGTTCATTGTCTATAACGAACACCGGCATAGATGCAAAAATGGTTGAAGGTAGACGAAGGGAGGCTAACCCCTTGAGGAGAAAGTTAGCCCTCTCTCCCACTTTTTTCTTGACTTCGGTCCTCATAGTCGCTATAATAGTTTTGAATCAATCAGGAGATTCAAATGTCAGAATTCAATTTGAATGACCACATCTTCCGCCTCTTGCAACGCGAGCCTTTCTTCGCTGCTTTATCCAGGCGCATCGATAAGAAAGAGGACTTGTCTATTAAGACAGCAGGCGTCAGGATAAACCCTGATACTTCCTCTTTCGAACTCCGATACAATCCTGATTTTATGAACAGTTTGGATGATAACCAAAAGACTGGTGTCCTCATACATGAGTTCTATCATCTTGTATTCGAGCACGTCTTGGGACGATTGCCTGATGAGCTTGAAGGTGCGATGACAAAGCCAACAAAGGAGCAGCGCTCCCTCTTTAAGTTATGGAACGTCGCCGCCGACTTATCAATAAACCAGCTAATCCAGCGCAGTATGCTACCAGAGAAGTGCTGCGTCCCCGGTGAGAAACCCTTCGAGGATATGCCGTTTAGCAAGACGGCTGAGTGGTACTACGAAGCCTTGAAGAAAAAGAGAGAGGAGCAAGGTGAAGAAGGCGAAGGCGAAGGTGAGTACGGCGAAGGACAGTTCGACGACCATGGAGGTTGGGGAGAGTCTGAAATCGATGCAGCCACCAAAGACATCGCCAAGGAAAGGCTCAAGGAGGCTATGAAAAAGTCTATGAGCGAAGCCAACGACGCAAATAACTGGGGATCTGTCTCTGCTTCTGTCAGGAAGGACATAGCGAAGAGACTATCAGCGCAGATAGACTGGCGAAAGGTACTCCGCTTCTTTGTGCAAACGTCTCAAAGGTCCACAAAGAAGTCCACACCAAAGCGCTTAAACCGTCGTTACCCTCGCGTCCATCCTGGTCGAAGAGTGACCAGGTTGGCACACATAGCGATTAGCATCGACCAATCTGGCTCTGTTTCTGACACCATGCTGACCCTATTCTATGCAGAACTCAACAAGCTGTCAGATATTGCCACCTTCACCGTAGTTCCATTCGACACGCAGGTCGCCACCGATAAGGTATTTGTGTGGAAGAAGGGAGAGAAGCGAAAGCATGAGCGTGTCCTATCTGGCGGCACCGACTTCAACGCACCGACAGAGTATGTCAATAAAGGAAACTTCCAAGGGCACATCGTCCTCACGGATATGATGGCACCGAAGCCAAAGCCATCCAAGTGCCCACGTATGTGGATGACGGACAAGTCCAACGCATCCCGCCCTTACTTTAAAACAACGGAGCGCGTTGTCATAATTGACAAATAACCTTGACTTACGCAAAACAATTCAGTATTATAAGAGTAACCCCAACAAAGCGAGAAACAAAATGGATGAAAAAGAAGAACATACAGAAGATAACGTCACATTCGACTTTCAAGACTTCTCAATCGGTGACCTAGATGGTCCGAGTGCTTGGAGTTCAGGTTCCTATGATGAAGGGAACATCAATATTGACCCGACGTGGTTTGATTAAGCGATCCCCTGGCTCTTGGCAGACTGGACATAAACAGATTGATTCCCCCTCTCTACTCCAGTCCGCCAAGAGCCCTTTAGTATATAGTAATCTTAATAGGAGAAGCAGATGAAAATGACACAAGAAGAAGTAAAAAAGAAGCTGGAAAGAATCGGTCGCAGCCATAAGGGACTCGGCGGCGGACCTGATAGCGAATCCTATTTGCATGATGCAAAGGTTGACAAAGAAGAAGGCTTTGTTTGGATCTCAACAGACAACAACCTTGCAGCTAAAATCATTAAACGATGTAGCAAAGATATCGTTGAGGTCTTAGAGCGCGGCGAGGGTTTTGTTGAGTTCAAGATTCGTCGCTCTTCCTTCCGAGGTATCGAGTACGCTTTCAAGACCTCCAACAATGAAAAGAAGAAGAAAGTAAATCCAACTTGGCTGTGGGAAAAGAAAAAGCAAAAAAGCTCTTGACTTCAGATTCTACATTGCTATAATAAATTCATAAGACAACACAGGGGAACCAAATGAATACTCAAGACTTAATAATCTCTTTAAACTATTATGTGATGAACGCAAAGAAGGCTGCAAGCTACTTGAGCACACAGTCTGATGCGGATTTCGTAACCATCAAGCGCGTTGAGTCTCTGTTGAAGACGGTGCAGGGCATCCTCGATACCCCTGAAAGTCTTTCATCCCCTGCGTTGTCTTCCACCCTTGACTTCTCCGAGGCTAAAGAAAGGTCCGTCGCCCCATAATGCTGGACTTCTTAGCTACTTTTCTTGACCTTGCTGGCGGTTCTGTTATCGTAATAGTGATGACCACCGCCGTGGCGTTGTGCGTCGAGAGATTAGTTCTGCACTATAGAAGAAGGAATAAAGATGATTGATGTAACCGTTCTTGTTTGGCTAGCTTTGACCTTTGGAATCTCTGCTCTTTTTCGTGGAAAGAAGAAGGGCAATTACTATCTCAACCAATAACCCTTAAAGGATAAGACGATGGAAGCTGTAATTAATTTTTTAGTCGTATGGGGAGCCACTGCTGCCCCTCTACTGATCGGCGGGTTCTACCTTAATCGACAGTTGAATGAACTTTCCAGCAAGCTGGACAATATGGCAAGCCCTAAAAAGAAGAGCAAGTAATGACGGACGCTGAGTTAGTACAAGAAGTAATGCATACCCTTGAACAAGCATCTTATCTAGCCGAAAAGGTTGTCAACGACGAAGCACGCGCTTATATCGAGAGTGTTCTTCATGATGCTTACACAACCCTTCAAATGCAAATCGTGTCAAAGATGGATAGTTTGCCTTATGTCTAAACATGTTATTTTAATACCGGGTGGATTCAAGCCGCCAACAGTTGCCCACTATGAGATGGTCCGAAAATACTCGGAACACCCATCAGTGATTAAAGTGGTAGTAGTTCAGACCTCTCATATAAGAGAGGGCTTTGGACCGGAATCAACTAAGAAAGTTTTTGATTGGTACGGAGGGTTCAATGATAAAGTTAAGTACGTTATGGACAAAGAAAGCAAAAGGGGTGCAATCGAAAAGGTTCACCGACTCGTCAACGATTCGAGTTTTACGTCCAAGTATCCGTCAGATACGATTTATGCAATGGGCTCTGGCAACAAGGACAAAGACGCAAAGCGTATCGAAGACTTCTTAACATACTATGAAAAACGACCCGAAGCTCTTCAAGAGGGAGTAAGGATAGGTCCGCCCCCTTTCGTATATGAAGTTTGCACAAAGAATGGCGAGAATGTGAGTTCTTCAGCCCTCCGAGAGGCATTGCGCAAGGGGGATGATAATAAGATCAGTACGTGTATTCCGCGTTTTCGCTCGCCGCGAAATTTTCCCCGAAATTTTTCCACTTAGGAGCTTAAGATGGTAGAGAAAGCAGACATCGTAGCAATCGATAACGACGAAGACAACCTGGCGATTGTATGGAAGCTAATCCCAGATACAGACCTCGTTATCATTCAAAAATTCAACACAAGCGAATTAAATAGGAGTTTCCTATCCTCTAATCGCCTCACTGTCATCCAATCAGCCGCTGACGCTCGCAAGCGCGGACGTAACAAGATTAACTAGGAATCGCCATGAACCTTATCACCCTCGACACTCAAACGCTTGAAGACCTGCTTGAATTCGCCCGCTACGGTCTTGAAAAAAGAGAAACCGAGCTTGCAGGCAGAGCCAAGGTAGAAGACGTAAACGAACGAAACCATCGGGTTTACCTTCAGTCTCAAATTAACCGAGGAACGCGAGCGCTTAACAAAGCAGAGAAAAAGGTTATTTTCTCTTGAGTGAGTCTTCAGTCTCAAATTAACCGAGGAACGCGAGCGCTTAACAAAGCAGAGAAAAAGGTTATTTTCTCTTGAGTGAGTCCCCCAAAGACAAGCCTGAATTCCGTGTCGGTGCCCTGGTAAAGCTCAAAGACCATGCCGTTAACAGCGTAGCTTACGGGGAAAAGCTGAGAGATAAGGTGGGAATTATAACCGAATGGTCCTCCGCTTCCGAGAATACGCCCTTTGGCAACGATATATATCCCCTTGGCTGGGGTGACGGATGGGTTCAATGGGCAGGAAGACCTGACCAAGACATTGTGTACGAAGAAGATTTAATCCTTTTAAATGAATAAAACCCTTGACTTCAACCCCAAATGCTACTATACTTCCTGTATAACTAATTGAGAGGTAAATCTTATGCTTCACGAGAAAGCTGTAAAAAAAGTCGAGAAGGCACTTGGTATCAAGGTTGAAAACTGGGGCACTCGCTGGGGTTGCAACTATAACGGGCAAGTTATCTCTTGGATTGCCTCCCCTAACTGGCAAGACCCCGATAAGCTCGAAGCCCACAACTGGCACGTTCGACGTGAGAACGATCACTCGGATTCAATGGTTGATTACTTTGCTGGCTATCACGTGGATAATGTGACTCAGCTTATCCGCGCTGTTAAGACACCCGAACCCAAGTTCCCTGTTGGAGCCCTTGTTCGTGGCAAGGACAATAAACGTGCCAACCGCCATGGTTATGCTAACCGGACAGCCATTGTCCTTGAGGGTGGCAACTACATGAAGCTCTCCTTTACAGATGGGCACACTGGTGGTAACTCTTCCTGGGTTACATACCCTGAACGCGACTTCCTGGGGGTTTAAAATGAATGTCGGTGATTTGGTGAAAATCAGGACGTGGGGCAATCAAGACTGCCCAGGTGGTTCTGTTGGTGTTGTTACCAGTGCAGGACCGCACCCGCGCTTGCCCAAGTTTGGTCACGAAGACGAGACTTGGTGCATGGTGGAATGCACACACGGTAAATCCATCTACATTGACCACTATTGCTTGGAGGTGCTCAGTGAAAGTCGGTGACTTGATATATCACAAGTGGGGTAAGAATACCGGTATTGTGGTCGGGCGTCCAGATCCAGCAAGACAGCCACCGCCGAATAACTGGTATGTAATGTTCGGCTCTAAAATAGTGATGGTTCACGAGATAAGCTGTGAGGTTTTGAATGAAAGTCGGTGAATGTAAATGATTAAGCGACAAACAGAATATATTGAGGATGCAAAAGGGGTTATATATCTTCCTCGCCCGTCGAATTGGCTTTCTGGTTGGCTCAGGTCGCGCTGGTTTAAGCACCATACACAAGCTAACAGCGTTATTGCGTCTCCTGACACTTGGATGACCTTGCAACGCCTTTACATAATACGAACGCTCACAGAGTACGAAAACGGAGATGTTACAAATGAAAGTCGGTGACTTGATACAGCTTCAGGAAGGCACACGCAACCATTGGGGATTGCCTACGGGCATCGCCCTTCTGGCTGAAAAGCTGCCCAGGAACGATGCTATTGAATACGATTGGAAGGTCTACGTTGATGGTCA